AGGTTAGTTTGTATACGTAGATTACCTATTCGTTTGTTGCCTGTAAGCCGAGGGGTACTTCTTCTGGGTTGTCAGCCAGAAACTCTTTTAGCCTACTGTTGTTTATGCGTTGTTCCAGTAGGAACGCTGCATTGTTCTTTTGGATAAACTTGTACATAGCATCCCAATCGTTGGTCCAGTACCGGGATGACACGCGCCTACTGATTGTGCCTTTGGGGGTTCTGATACTATCCAGATTGTCGGCAGCACAAAAGTCTAGCATCTTATTGCTCAATACTTGCATCTGCTCTTTATAGCGGGAAATCTCCTCCTCGTGCTCTTTAACCTTGGCACGTATTTTTAAGTACATCTCGACTAGTTTGTCGGCGCTTAAGTCTTCTGCCGAGTCGGTCATAACACCTCCTTTTTTGAGTTGGGAGGTTGAGATTAGTCTATGTATTTGACAATGTCAACTACTTAGCTTCAACTTCTTGATGGTATAGCTCAATTATTTTGTTGTGGTTTTTGATGTTCTGTTGCAGCATCGTATAAAGTTTGGACTCTACTGGGCTACCTTGAATATGCACAACGGTCATTGGGTTGTGTTGGCCGGGGCGGTTGATGCGTGCGTTTGCCTGTAAGTAGGTTTCTACGCTAGTAACCGGGGCGTACCAAATAATGGTGTTAGCTGCGGTTAGTGTTAGCCCATGAGATGCAGCTTGCGGTTGTATGACAAGAACGTGGGGGTCAGGTTTCTCTTGGAAACTCTGAATGATACGCGCCCGATTGTTCACGGATACATCGCCAGATATAACTTCGTTGGACACTTTTTTCTTTGTGAGGAATTCGCTCAACAAGTTTATGGTGTGTGTAAACGGCACGAACACTAACACTTTGTGCGATGCCTCTTCGATGACTTCTAGCACTACGTCCAACCGGTTGCTCACATCGAACTCTATTATTTCTCCAGTATCCGAGTACACCGCACCACCTGATATCTGCAGCAACTTGTTAAGGTTGGTAGCTGCGTTCACCGCCGTTATTTGCTCCCCTGCGGCTTCGAAAGTCATTTGGTTTTTAAGTTTGGCGTAGTAAGTTTCCTGCATTTTTGTAAGTGGGGCTTCCCGCTCAACAAAAGTAAGCGGGGGTAAGTCCAGACACTGGTTCTTCTCAAACCGAATCGCTGGCTGAAGCATGGTATGGACGATTGTGTCGGAGTTGTTGCGCGGCTTCCACAAGAACTCGGTGACTTTGTACATGACCATGTCACGGAACTGGCCGAAGTACTTGGGCGCACCAGCGGGGTTGACTAGCTTAGCTAGCCCGAAAGCATCTAACGGGGATTGGGCTGCCGGAGTACCTGTAAGCATCCACAACCATTCTACGTACCCCATGATCTCGTTCAGTACTTTCCAGCGGTTCGTCTTGACGTTTTTGTAGGCAGAGGCTTCGTCAACAACCACCATGTCGAACCCACCTTTTATGATTTCTTCCTTAACTACGGCTACACCGTCGAAGTTAATTATCACAAACTCAGACTGTGCCTTAAGTATTTTGCGTCGGGTACTGGCGTCTCCGTGGGCAACAGAACAACTGCGGTGCATTGCAAACTTGAATAGGTCTTGCTGCCATGCCGACTTCATGATGGAGAGAGGGCAGATTACCAACACCCGTTTTATTTTTCCGACTTTCATTAGGTAGTCCACCGCCCAGATAACACTAGCGGTCTTACCCGTACCCTGCTCGTTAAAACAAAACGCTTTTTTACGCAGTGTCAGAAACGCAGAAGTTTCTTTCTGGTGGGCAAACGGCGTCAACTTACCTGTCCATTGGTAGTCTCTAAGTATCGGAGACGGAGACGTCTTTAGCCCGAGAGACGCTAGTGTTTGCGCTTCCTCCAGCCCCCAGTGCACAAGCACATCGTAAAGCCCGTTTTGCTCTCCGACGATCTTGGACTTCTTAACTCGCTCTGTGACTAGATGCGGGCGTTTAGTCTTTATCAAGACCGCAGAGTCGTTCACGATTTCCATTACTTGCTCCGTATGCCGTACCACTCTTTCCCTACGATTTTCAGTGCGTTAAGCTGCCTACGCATCTTGTGCAAATCTTTCTTTATATCGTGGTCGTAATACGCTGTCGAACCTCCCGCTGCTCGCTCAGCAACGCTACTCCCGAACCCTTCAATCAACTTCGCAAGGTCGGCTTTCACTATTTCGTGGACTTGTTCGTCAGTCAGGCAAACACTTTGTATTGTGTAAACTTGACCATCCTCTAACTCCACATGCACGCCTTCCGCGTATTCTTCATTAGTCGGTGCGCTAATACGGATTACAGTGCTCATACGTCCGCCTTCTTCGCCCTGTTGGCGCTTGCTGATGTGACCCGCAAGTTACCGGAGGTAGTACCACCACCTTTGGACAGAGGTTTGACGTGGTCCACATCTTTGCCGTCACCTTTGTGAACACGCCCTTTATGTTCCATCTCGCGGCGAGCCTTGTTACGTTTAGCTCGGTTTTTCTTCTGCTCTTCGGTGCCTTGATACTGCGCGTATTCTTTTTTGTACGGCCTTGGCTTGTTAACGTATGGCATGGCTATTCTCCTTTGTACTGTGTCTGCCAGTTAAAATTCTACCGACATCGGGATCGGCTTTAATAGCATTACTTATTAAGTGCATACCCCACTCTGCTGCGCATTCAGGGTGGAAAAAGTAATCCCAACAAATGTACTTATTTGCCTGCTGATTTCTATCAAAATGTTCTTGCATAGCTAGCTTCACAATCGGAGGTACTTTAGTGTAGAAAAGGTCCAAATCCAAAACTCCATCCCACACAACATACGGGGGGGATTCACCAATAGAATTAAATCTGCAACTAGGGTAGGTGCAACGTACACCGCCCGCTACACCATGGCCCCGCGTGTAAGCAGTTTCTTTGTCGTTAACTGCCGTCATTACCTTCTCCTGTTATGTTCACATTTAACAACGGGACAGAACTTACACAGCGGGCCTGAGTTAGCGTTCCATACCCCAGTTTCTTCCGCTGCCAACAACCGATCTAATTGCGGTGTGAAAGAAGTAAAGTAAGACTTACGCAGTTCTTGTGTGTGTTCCTTCTTTACAAACTCGTTGCTGACCACAAACAAAAGGGCAGACTTTAGCTTTTGTATTTGCGGGAACCGAGTAAACACCGCCGCCGCAAGAATGTCCAGTTGTTTAGTATCCGCATACTTAGCGTTCTTGCTGGTCTTGTAATCCACTAAAAACCCTTTGTCGCCGTCTATGACAAGCAAGTCTGCGATCCCACGCCACCATGCTTCAGTGTCAAAGAACTCGCAAGAAGCGTAGTCTTTGTCGGTCAGAGCTACGCCAAGTTTAAGCTCACAGTGCTTTTCCCCGGGGATGGCACGTAAAGCATCAAGAGACTTCTGCATGTACGAAAACCTAGCAGGTAGCGGCGTATCTGTAGCCACATACTCCTCAGCAGCTTTGTGGGCTTCGTTACCATAAATAGTGGCCTCGCTACCCTCGTCCTTTACATCTTTGACTACTTTGAGGTGGTAGTACTTCTTCGGGCACTGTTCGAAGGTTTTGATACTGCTGTAGGACCATGTTGACATTGGGGGGTTCCTTTGGTGTTGTGTTTAACCTTATTCCACCCAAGTATGTAGCTGGGTGACTTCCCCCGCAACAGTTCTGCATCCTCCGGGTCCGGTGTTGTTTTGTATCGCATCCATCTCTCTCCAGAAGTCTTGCGTGCTCTGTGGAGGTCTAGCTCCCATCGGCGGGAGTTCTTGCAGGCGGGCCATGAAGGCGGCCCATTCTGTTTCAGTCATGGCGTAGCTCCTTGTAGCTACGTTCACGGCCGATGGCCTTGGTCCACGCGCCGTCTTTCGGCCAGCAGGTAGTGCATAGCCACCCGGCACGGACGGTGCGGTCGTCTTCGTGAGCGAGGACTTCGTCGGTGGGTTTGCCACACAGGTGGCAGTTGTGGGGTAGTGTTGTCTCGCGCATATCAGAAGCCGTATACAGAGTGGATGTAGCGGGGTAGGTAGTAGCAGAGCGCCAAGACTACCAGCAGCATACCTACCGCGCCGAGTTTTTCTTCAGTGGTCATCTTTGTTTTCCTCACGCTGCTCGGTGAATGATGCCAAGTTTGCCTTCGCTGTACTCAGTCGCTACAGGCAG